TTCCCAGTCACGATAGATGAGCTTTCAAATCCCTGAGTGATGGCCATGTTGATACAGTCCACCGCTTCATCGTGTACCATGTTCGGAAATCCACATATTTCATTAATGACATCTTCGTTCCACGTTCCCTTTAAGAAAAATACACGTCCCGATTCAAAATACGGCTGATTCGCTGAAAGTCTGGCCGTCTTGTCTCCCTCCGGTAATTTATATTCCTGCAAGTTGATTCCATCCGTTAATTCCCGGATCCGCTGTATAACGGATTTTCCGCTGGCCTTTGGCTCGATGTAAACAATGCTCCTTTGTGATCCGTTCAGTTCTGTAAAGTTAATGATCTGTTTGCTCAGATCTGATATTTCCCAATGCCCTGCCCGGTAGTCCACAACATAAATATCGCCCCTGTATTCAAAATATGCCATCATTCCGCTCGGATCGTTGTGTTTGTCCTTTGTGTACGCCGTGTCCACTGTGACGTGAACCGGATTCGTGAATGCCTCTGTCGGTAACGTGAATTCGTCCACGATCTTTATTTGATCTTTTTTGATGATGTTACCTTGAAGTTTAAACGGTCTTTGCTGGTACAATCCCACAAACGTGGTCGGGTTTTTTTCCTGAATTTCCATTAACTTTTCCTTTGAATGGAGTTCCGGGAACAACGCTTCACCAATCAGTCTCGGGTCGTCCGGGTTCGTGTGATCTTCCTTTAGTGCCGGCAACAAAATAACCTTCCACTTTCCGCCCTGCTCTACAGTGCCGTCACGTTTCAGAATGCGCCCGGACAAATCGTCCTCGTGGCGCCGGGTGATGGAAAAAACTATTTTTGAATCGTTATGCTGACGTGTCTCTACCTCATCCGTGTACCAGTCATAAACACGATCCCGGTAAACTTTTGAATTCGCCTCGGCTGCATTTTTGATGACATCGTCCATAAACGTAAACTTGGCCGGATTACCCGCAATACCACCATCAACGCCCGCACTTCGTAGGAAACCGATGTTGTCCACTATTTCAAATTCTTCTGACGTACGGGAGTAGTTAACTCCGCTTTCAGATTTTAACCCCGGCTGTGCGATCCGGGTTTCAAATATTCTTTGATACTTGTCCGTCAGCATTATTCTCTGAACCTTTTTGTTGTGCTTGTTGGCCATCGTTGCGTTGTACATAACCATCAAACACTCGGCATCCGGTCGGTGTCCGAAAATCCACGCCGGTAAATAAATCGTCTGCATTGTGGTCTTCTGATGCTGCGGTGGCATGAACAGCATTAGGTGCGAAGTATCGCCCTCTGCCCAGTCCTGAAGTTGGTCACATACGTACCTATGATGCCAGTTCCATTTAACCTGACGTGGAAACAAATATTTAAGGAAAGTAAAATAATCCTCACTTGCCTTGCGCTCGACAAGTTGGGTTAATAGCTGAACCTTTTCCGAAAGTATCTCATCTCTTGTCATCGCTTAAAAGTGATTCCAGTTCTTTGATTCGTGAAATGGCTTCTGTTTCGGATAACTGGATTTTGTCGCCTTTGGTGGTGATGTCTGTATAGTTCTGTTGAAGTTTGCGGTGTTCTTCATCATTGGCTGTCAATTTGTAAAGCGCCATTTGTAGAGTGGCGTTGTCGGAATTGTACCATTTTTTTCTCAAGTTAACCTTTATGTTTATTCTATTTTCATTTATATGCTTTCTTAGCGTTTCCATTTCTTCCGATTGCGCTGGAAAATAAGCATAAAATGTTGATGTCGATACCGGCAAATAGTCAATAACGTCTTGTATAAATATAAGTTTTTGGCCATCAATTAACTCAATCGCCCTATTGTATATTTCTTCTTTGTAGTATATTGACCCCATTTCTTTTTATTTTAAGCGAGCTCCCGTCACATTTTTCAATTGCAAAATGAAAGTTATTTTCCCATATATACGGTTTAGAGACGCCGCATATATCAATTACATCAATATCCTTGTTATGGGCAATCGTAAGACGACCCCGAAAGACCGTCCTACGAAACCCACGATTTTTACAGGATAACCCAATCTTCTGAAAGAATATCAGTTTGAGAAGCAAGCCAACCAGTCAAAATCTTTTTGTCGGCTGTAAACATTCGGATACTTCCCAATGCTTCAAATGTTTCTCCACCAATTTCTTGCTCAATTACTTCCCTTAATGCAGGGTCGTGAATTGTTTTGGTTGGTACTGTTCCTGCTGGCAACAAAAAGAGAAACATTCCCTTTCCATTCCATCCTTGTCTTGCTACTTTCTTACCTTGCTTTAAGGCGTCAATAGCTTGTCCGAAATTTTGGTTTTCTACCATTTTATTTAATTGTGGGTTTTACAAAGCCCTCCCAGAGCTATATCGAAAAAGAACAGCAGCCCATAACACACGTTTGCCGCAAGGCAGGGTGCAATGCTGTGTTTAAGTTTTGTACTTCTAATCATCATTTGTGGTATCTGCTCTGCCAGTAGTCATGTTTGGTGTGTAGTACAGATCCTGACCAATGATTATAACTTTAGATTTATATCTATTTAAATCGTCTAAAATATTAAATACATTTTCTTTAGAAGGGTATATCTCTTTGGAATCCCAATCTAAACTTCCTATTATTTTGTCGGCTAGGTCTGATAAAGTTTTGGTGAAATAAGAATTTTTCATGTCTATGATAAGATTTTGATATTAGTTTTTTTAGTACTCTGTACGTACTATACTTACCATATTTCTGATAATAATCTGAAATATCTTTAGTTTTAAATAGAAACATATAGTGTATATCTAATTTAGTTGCAGCTGCTATACCAGCTGTATCGTAATCATACATACTTACTACATACTTGAATCGTTTTTTTAGTTCCTTAATTATATTATTAGGAATATTAATTACTTCAGAATCTGGACTAATTGCTGGAATTCCTAACTCATGTAATACCATTACATCTTTTAATGATTTAGTTATTACTAATAAACTTCCTTTATTAGGTAATTGGGTTAGCCCCATATAACATACCTATTAGTCTTTGCTGCCCATTTTTGTAGGTGGAATAGATGAGATCAACAGTGGGAGAAAAAAGGTTATTCGGAAGGGTTGCCATGTTAATTTTCCCAAGGTTTCTTCCTGTTTCCCTTCGTTACAGGAGTTGATGAGGAGAGAGATGAATACCCCTTTACAATGTTGCTTTCCCCATATTCCCCGCTTGCAGGCCTGATACCTAATTTAACCTGGAAAACCTTGTCGTGGAGTTCTTCAGAGTCGCGTGGGTGCATAACACCGACAGCCCGGCAGATGCTGGAGAGTGCCTTTTGGGCTATCTGCTGAGCAACCTCGTTAGCGTTCTGAATGTTGAGCCGGTCAAAGATAAGTCGGTTCTTGTACTCACCTTCAACCACCTGGAGGGTGAGCTGTAAGTATTGCCCGTTGCCCGTTTTGGTTGGTTTCATTTCGCTTTGTGTGATTACGACGGTGTAGTTTCCCACTGGGAGAGGGGAAAAGTCGGATTGCGGTTCGATTGCTTCTGCGTTAAAATCTATCAGGGCCATGTTAGTTCGTTCCTTTGTTTGTTAGTGCGTTCTCTAGTGCTTCCCAAGTAAGAGGGATTTCTGCCGGGAGGGAATACCGGTTCTTTGCGGTGAATGCCGGGCTTCCGACAAGGTGAATAATTCTCTCACCGGTGGATATTCCCCGGTGCCTGTCGTCTGTGTCCTTCTTGGTTAGAGTCTTGAAGTTACAGAACCCGATAATGTCTGAATACTCTTCTGCCTTTGCTGCTGCACGCTTATGGATTTTCAATCCGAAGGTATCATAAGGCACGTTAAGCGGGTCTTCAAACTTCGTGACCTGGGAGTGAGCTGTCATTATAACTATCATTCCCTTTTCGTCACGAAGAGCGTTTATCAGGTTAAAGAACTCAAGCCAATCATTCACAGCCTCCACATAACCGCGGCCATATCCGGGCTTTTCTATGGAGTCTACCCCTAACCTCTTGCAGGTGTGATCCCATACAAGATTTTCAAACCAGTCGAGGGTATCAATAACTACTGTCTTGTAGTCGTGATCTTCCCTTCCCAGTTCGTTCAATGCTTCCATTACATCAGAATAGGTTTCCGCCTTTGGGAAGGAGGGAACATCAAGTTCCCCTAATCCATCCTCAATATTGATAACCACTGGAGACGGGGCCATGCAGGCGGCGGTAGTTTTTCCGACGCCCGGGGGGCCATAGAGAATTATCCTGGGTGGCTTGGTTTTGTTTCTTGCGATGTCTTTCAAGCTTATCATGGTTTTTTTCCGTTTGTTTGGTAGGTCACGTGTACGAGTTGTAATGCCGGGTGAGGTGCCGGCGTATGGCGGGAGGGTGGGGATGATCCACCCGCTGAGGCTCCCGCGGTGAGGGTTGTTTGCTGGCTCGCCCTCTTGCCTGATCAAAGTTTTGAGTCTTGATAGACTGGTTGTTTTTTTCACCTCGGCTCTCTCCTGCCGGGCCACATCTCG